GGCGTATAAAAGCCAACGACGATGGTCTGATTGATGCCGATTTGGCCGCACGTACTGTACCCAGTACGCAGCCATTGAAATCAAATCTACTTGCGCGGGTGGCAACGCATGAGATGAACAAAACCCTGAAAAAACGCGGGAAAACTGCCAATAGCAATGACGACCTATCGATGCTTGATCCAGAGACCGTCGCCATGCGCTACAAAGCCGCGATGGCGCGCGAGCGAGAGGCCAAGGCGGAGTTGGCGGCGATGGAGGTCGATCGCCAAGCAGGCCTGCTGCTGGATCGGCAGGACGTCGATTTCGTGCTGGCCGACCTGGGGAATACGTTACGAGTGAAATTGGAAAACGTCGAGGACACGCTCACGGAGCGCGTGCTGCCACTGGGCAACGATGCCGCTGCGGTGAGGCACGTGGTGCGCGAGACGCTGCGCGACGTGCTCGAGGACATTTCCGAGTTGATGAACCGCCGGATGCGCGAGGTGACCAGTGCCAGAGACCGTGGTTGAGCCCAGGCAACAGCGCGTATCGAGGGTGCGCGTTGGCAGCGATCTGAAACACATGTACGGCGTGCTGGCCAGTGCGGTTAGGCCACGGCCATTACTGCATGTGTCGGAATGGGCCGATGCGCATCGCGTGCTGACGAGTAAATCAAGCGCCTTGGCTGGCCGCTGGAAAACAGATCGCACGCCTTATTTGCGCGAGATCATGAACGATCTGAGCGCGACGAGCCCGGTGCAGCGCGTGGTGCTGAAGTTTGGCGCGCAGCTTGGCAAAACGGAGGTCGGACTCAACTGGATTGGCTACGTGATGTCGCATGCGCCAGGGCCGATGCTGGTGGTGGTGCCGACGCTCGAAGTGCGCAAGCGATGGAAAAAGCAGCGACTCGATCCGTTGCTGGCGGAGACGCCGATTCTGCGTGATCTGCTCGGCAGCCTTAGGATGCGAGACGCGTCGAACTCTGAAGATTTCATCGATTTTCCTGGCGGGATGTTGGTGCTGGCAGGTGCCAACAGCCCGGCATCGCTCGCCTCGATGCCGATCCGCTATGTGCTGTGCGATGAGGTGGATCGGTTCCCGTGGGAGGTAGGGCAGGAAGGCGATCCGCTCGGGCTGATCGAGGAGCGCACGAAAACGTTCGTTCGGCGCAAGATTCTGCTCGTCAGCACGCCGACGATCGATGGGGCGAGCCGCATCGACGCAGAGTTCGAGGCGAGCGATCAACGCGAGTATCACGTTCCATGTCCGCACTGCGGAGAGTTCCAGGTGCTGCGCTGGCAGCATGACGATGGCCGATTGGGGCTCGCATACCTTGAGGATACGGGCCAGGTGGCGTATGTCTGCTCGGCCTGTGGCAGCCTGATCGATGAGCGCCACAAAACACAGATGCTAGAGCGTGGTCGTTGGGTGCCGCGATTCCCCGGCCGTCCAGTGCACGGGTATTCGTTGAGCGGTCTCTATTCGCCGCTGGGTATGGGGTTCAGTTGGTCGGAAATTTGGGCTCAATGGAAGAATTCACAGGGCGATTCGGCCAAGGTCAAACGGTTTTTCAATACCACGCTCGGCATTGCCTGGCGCGAGGAAGGAGAGAGCCTCGAGGAACTGTCGCTGCTATCGCTGCATGAGGATTACCCAGAAAAACTTCCGGTGTTGGCCCGCACCGCGTTCGTGGACGTCCAAAAAGACAGGCTCGAGATGACCGTGGTCGACTGGGGCGCGGAGGAAGAGGCCTGGGTTTTCGATCACATCATTCTGCCGGGCGACACGGCGATGGATGCGGTCTGGGACGACCTCGCCGATGAGATCGATGGCCTTGGCATTGATGCGCTTGGGATTGATGCTGGGTTCAATGCGCCACAGGTGCACGCCTTCGTATCGCAGCGGCGATGGGCCTATGCGACCAAGGGCATGTCTGGGATGCAGCGGGCGATCGTCGAGGATGCTCGCACGCGAGCGCAGCGGTTACGCAAGCGGCGAAAGGGCGGGACGGTGGTTCATCCGATCGGCGTCGATAGCGCCAAGGCGTTGATCTACGCACGCATCAAGCAGTCGCTGACGAACGCTGGCAAAGGCGGACCAGGGTGTATCCACTGGCCGAGAAAGCCGGCGTTTGACGAGGAGTATTTCCTGCAGGTTGCCTCGGAAAAATTGGTGACCAAATACCGCGGAACGCGTCCGGTGCAGGAATGGGTGCAGGTGCGGCCGCGAAACGAGGCGCTCGACTGTCTAGTCGGCAATCTGGCCGTGCTTCGCCTCGGCGTCGATCTGTCTGGTCGCGCTGCTCGCGCTGCCAGCGGAGAGTTGGCGCGGCGCAATCCGCATTCAGCCATCACCAAACCAGCGCCGGCGCAAGCGCCAGTGCGCCGCATTCGCGGGAGAACGTGACCATGCAAACGAAATCAGCACGCGTGCCGCAGACCTGGGCAGACCTCGCCGATGACATTGGACCTGCGGCCGCTCTGGTGCTGTCTGCTGCCTATGGCGGCGTCAACATCTATATCCCGGGAACGATGACGCGCAGCCATTCCATCGCCAGGCTGTTCGAGGCAACAGGCGCCGGGTTTGGCGCGGCGTTGACGCTGTCTGAGCTCTATGGCGACACCACGCTGCACGTGCCGCACCTGAGCGTATTTTTCCGCATCCGGCAGGCATCGCGGGCGTTGGAGCTAATCCGGTCTGGGGCATCCCATCAGCAGGCGGCGGAAACGCTCGGTATCAGCGTCCGCACGTTGCGCCGCGCGCTGCATTTCGCTCAGGCGCTCGCATTGCATGCGAGGCTGAGACGCGACAGACGACGCATACGAGGTGATGTGCTGCACGCCGCGTCTTCCATGACGTTTGGCGGAATGGATGTGGAGCACGGCCAACCAGCCGCAGGCAATGCGGGGAGAAATGATCGTATCGTGTCATCCGACAAAATTGGGGGCGAACATGGTGCGAGTGCGAATGCTGAGAAACCACGCCACTCCGTCCGACAGGTACGAGCGCGGCGCTCTGTTGAGCCTGCCGCAGGAAATGGCGCATGAATTGGTAGCCGCAGGACTGGCAGAGGCCGTAGATTTGGCTGAGGAAACGGCGCAAAAGGCCGCCGTCCCTGATGCTGGCGATGCCAAGCCAGCGCGGCACCGTAGCGCCAAGGTCGCGCCATGACGCACGACGATCTGGCAGCCATCGACCAGGCGATTCTGGCGCTCGCCACCGGCCAGCGCGTGGCCGAGGTGCGCATCGAGGGGCAGGTGGTGCGATACCACGACATCAACCTGCCGCAGCTACGCGCGCTACGCGATGAGGTCGCTCGCAAAATCAACGGCTCTGGCCGTCGCCTGCTGGCGCACCAGGCTGGCAAGGGGTTATAGATGGTTGTTGGTGGGATTCTGCGCCGATTGTTTGGCGCGCCCGCAAAGTCCGAGGCCGAGACGTTCGAGGGGGCGGCTGCGCAACGTCGCCTGGCGGGCTGGATGCCAAGTGGCATCGGTCCGCGTAGCCAAAGCTACGGCATCGTATCGTTGCGCCTGCGAGCGCGCGACCTGTACCGCAACAACGCCATCGCACGCGCCGCTGTTGATAGGTTGGTGGCGGACCTGGTGGCTGGCGGCGTAGGATGCCGACCGCACAGCGCGCTGCCTGATCGCCTGCGCGCGCGCATGGTAACGCTGTGGGAGGATTGGGCGCGAGACGCAGATTTTGACGCCGTCACAGACTGGTATGGCCTGCAGGCCGCCGCGGTGCGTGCCATGATCATCGATGGCGAGGCACTGCTGGTGTTGGAGCAGGAAGACACACCCAGCGGCGTGCCGCTGCGCCTCCGCCTGATCGAGGCCGACCATCTGCCAATCGGCGAGACGACGACTGAAGACGGTAAGCGGATTGTCGATGGCATCGAGCTCGATGCGCTTGGCCGCCGGGTGGCCTACCACATTCTGCGCCAACATCCTGGCGAGGCGAGCCGATCTGGCATGGACACCGTGCGCGTGCCGGCCGATCGCGTGCTGCATCTGTACCTGGCGCGCCGACCGGGCCAGTTGCGCGGCGAATCGTGGCTGGCTCCGGTGCTGGTGCGACTGCGCAATCTCGACCAGTTCGATGACGCCGTGCTCGAGCGGCAAAAATTGGCCAATCTGTTCCTGGCGTTCATCCGCAAACCCGCGCCAGACCCGGTGCTGACGACCGATCAAGACACGCCACCGCCGCCGCCAGATCCGATCAAATTGGAGCCTGGCACCATGCAGGAGCTGCTACCAGGCGAGGATGTCGAGTTCGCACAGCCGCCCGCGGCCGAGGGGTACGAGATGTTCGCCCGCGAGCAACTGCGCCGCATTGCCAGCGCGCTTGGGGTGCCGTACCACCTGATTAGCGACGACTACGCTCAGATCAACGACCGCACGGCGCGCGTGGCCATCACGGCTTACCGCCGTCAGGTGCTGCAATGGACGCATAGCCTGCTGGTGCCGCGCCTGGTGCGACCCGTGCGCGAGGCATGGGTGCGCTCCGCCGTGCTGGCCGGGATGCTGCCATCCAACCGCGCGCTAGCCGACCTGATGCGCACCCACTACGTTCCAGAGGCATGGGCCTACATTCACCCGGTGCAGGATGTGCAGGCCGACGCGCTGGCCATCAAGGCCGGGCTCAAGAGCCGGGCGCAGGTGCTTTTGGAGCGCGGGCAGGACATCGAAGAGGTGGACGCACAGCGCGCAGCAGATGCCGAGCGCGAGCGTCGGCTTGGACTGGACAGCGCCGTGCGCGACGTGCTGCCAGACGCTGCGGAGTGATGGCGATGGCCGCAGACTTTTCCGCCTTGACCCAAGCCGCCCGAAACGTGGTGCGCA